GTTTCATTACGCTGGGGGCAGCGTTAGAGAAAAATAAAATCTTATCTTCGTCTCCAAGAACCGCAGAAGCTTTGCTTTCAGCGTCTTCGAATTGAGAAGAACAGACAGCGGCTCTTTGTTTAATATCTTTGAACTCATCTTTAGCGTTGAGATCAATCATACAACGGCTCATGAATTTAGATCTTTTTTCTCCGTTTTTTGGCGTTGGTAATGGCATATTGTTAATTACACGTAAAATGATTTATTTTTTCACTTTTTTAAGTGTTGGTGGTCTAAAACCCAAGGTAAAACTAGGTTTTCTACACATCTAACATAAGCTTCTTCATCATTTTGTTCCATAAAAGCGACCCCAGACATTTCGAATATCATGTGTGTGACTTCATGAACGAGTGTCCACCAGTGTACTTCTGGGTTTTCTAAACAATTGGTGCTTAGATAAATTTCTTTTTGATCAGTGAAGCATTCCCCCCAATCTTCCATATCCGTGTAAATTATTTTAATCTTTTTGCCCAGAACGTTTACGGAAGAAAGCTTCTTCATACCTATGATTACACTTAGTTCTTGACATTTTTGAGATTTTAATTAATATAAAAATATGACTGTTGAAGAAGAGTTTGCGTTAATTAAGAAAGCTAAAGAATCTGTAGCTGAGATTGATTTTAAAAAACAAAAGATTTTTGAGGATTTACTCAAAGAGATTGAGCCTTCTGGTAGGTTGGAAAGCTCAATGTGGGATTATGTGATGGCTGGGATAAACTGCTACCAATACGAAATAGAGCCTCTCTTAAAAAATAGGAGAAAAACCCTTGACGATGAGGTGGTGGATGATACCCTGAAGGGGTTATGAACATATTCTGCCTTGATAAAGACCCTGAAATTGCGGCGCAACAGCATTGCGACAAGCATTGCGTCAAGATGATCCTTGAGTGTAATCAGCTTTTATGCACCACCTTTTGGATGCAGGACATAGAAGCTCCATATCGTAAAACTCATTACAATCACCCATCTGCAATTTGGGCTAGAGAGTCCCGTGGTAATTTTGAATGGCTTGTCCAACATGCAGCGGGGCTACTTAAAGAGTATACTAGTAGGTATGGGAAGCGCCACAAAAGTACTGACACTTTCATTTGGATTCTAGAGAACAAGCATCGCTTACATTTCGACAAGCAGGAGCAGACGGAATTTGCTGTGGCTATCGCTCAAGACCAAAAATGTCGTCAGCTTGCAAATTTCGATAAGCTTCCTGTTGTAGAGAAGTATCGACAGTATTACAACCACGATAAATCTTACATGGCTAAGTGGCAATATAGTAAAACCCCAGAATGGTATGCCCCAGCATAAAGTAGCTTTTTTAAATTTAAGTTTAGACTCTTTCAATCACAAGAGTATTTGGAGATCTTTCTTTGAGGGAGGGAATAAAGACGACTTCAACCTTTACATTCATTCAAAAAATGAGAAGTGTAAGGTGTTCAAAGATTATTTCATTGAGAATAAAGTTCCTACCGATTGGGGGCATTTTTCATTAGTTGAAGCGACTATTGAGTTAATGAAAGCTGCTTTGAAAGATGAGCAGAATGAATACTTTTCTTTGATTAGTGATTCTCATTTGCCGTTATACAGCCTTAATGACACGGTCAAGCTGATTAAAGATCGTTATACAACGCTAACTTTCTCAAAGCATTTTAGTTTTCACACCAAAGTTAAGAGCCAATTGACTTTTAGGGAGGGAATTAAAGGTTTTAAATTTGACGAATACAATGCTGTATGTCAGTTCTTTAGCTTCAGGAGAGAGGATGCAATCAAGTTTGTAGAAACATTTGATCACTGGTCTCAATACTTTGTGAAGAATAAGGTTATCTTTGCTGATGAATTTTATTTTTGGGGTATTGCAAAAGAACTTGGAATGAATTTTAATATGGGCCAAGCGACAACTTATTCTGATTGGAGTATAAGGAAAATGCCTGATGGAAAGATAGACAGAAACCCAAAAGTGTTTAATACTTTTAATTCTTATGCGCTTCAGAAGATGAGGAGCGAGGGATTCTTGTATGTCAGAAAGGCTATGCCTAAAACTTTAGTCACAACAAAATTATTTTAGTTTAAAAAAATGAAAAACACAGTAGAATTACTTGGATACTAAATTCATTTTAGTGTAAATACTATTATGAAGAAATGCGGTATTTACATGATAACAAATCCAAACAAAAGAATTTATATTGGATTATCGACTGATATAGAGTCACGTTGGAGAACATACAAGCACCTTTGTAATTTTAAAACGCAAAAATTACTATATAGATCAATGAAAAAATATGGTTATGATGCACATAATTTTGAAATCTTAGAAGAATGCAATGTAGATTCACTTTCTGATAGAGAAATTTTTTGGATACAAAATAAAAAAAGTTATTTCTATGAAAATAAAAAAATAGGTTTGAATTTAACAAAAGGTGGTGATTACCCACCAAAACAAACAAAGCCAAAAACTAAAGAGCATAGAGAAAAAATTTCACAAGCAAACAAAGGCAGAAAACATAGTAAGGAAACAATTGAAAAAATTAAAAAAGCTAGAGCAAAACAAATTTTCTCAAAAGAGTCTATTGAAAAAAGAGCTAAAAAACTGAAAGGTAGAGTTAGTAAATTAAAAGGCAGAAAGCGCCCCAATATTAGTGAGAAATTAAAAGGTAGAAAAACAGCAGTATCAATAAAATGTATCTTGACAAACATGAAAACAGGAGAAATAATCAAAGCAGATTCAATAATGGATTTATGTAAAATGAGCGGGATAAGCCGTTCCTCATTATCCAAAATGAAAAAAGGTCAGCATCCAAAAAAATACAAACATTTTAAGTATGAAGAATGTCGTTAGCTTAATAGGGTATTATGGTTCAGATGAAGTCATTGCTTGCAGTGCATGGACTTCAACAAGTAGAGAATTAGATGAAAAGAAGCGAAAGAGAATTCCGAAGCTCATCGACATGCTTTGGAGCGAGGGACACGAAACACCCTTTGAGAAGGGTAGCGTCCACTTTCTTGTGGATTGCGATATCGCCTCTCATATTCATCTACTTAAGCATAGAATATCTTCTCTCAACGCTGAGAGCGCGAGGTACAAAGAACTTAAAGAGGATAAGATGTTTATTCCTCAAGATTGGCCAGAGGCATGGCAGAATGAATTGATGCTGTATGCTGCTCATGGCAATAAGCTTTATCATGAATGCATAGAGGCTCTCGAGTCTAGATTAGGACGGAAACGCGCAAAAGAATCCGCTCGTTTCTTCAAGACTTACAATAGTCGTATTCAAGCTGATGTTCAATTCAACATGAGGTCGTTTGCGAACTTCCTTAAACTCAGGAATAGCGAACACGCTCAGAAAGAAATCAGAGAAATTGCTCAGAATATGCTTGACCTAGTTAAGAATATAGAAGACAATCCTTTCAGACACACCTTAAATAGTTGGGGTTATTAACTAATATACTGTGATGAGGAAAAACAGAAGAACATTAAAAGGCAAGCTAAAAGACTTGGCCTCAAAAACAAAAAGAATTATCTTTGGTAAGGAATCAAATCTTGATATTGATAAGATCCTAAACCCTCCGACTTGGAGGGAAAGGCAAATTCAAAATAAAGCTATTGACAGAGAGTACGAAGAGAATATAGTCGCTCTAGAGAAAACTGCTAGCTGGGCGGATAAGTACGATAAAGACTTTCAAAGCATGAAGCAAGAAGTTGTCCGTGTAAGAGAAGTTAACAAGTAAAATGATTAAGAATATTTTTTATATTGCATTAGCGGCTCTTTTGTTAATTTTCATTAAAGCTTCTGGCATAATCAACCTTCTTTTTCCAGAGTTGTTTTAAATAAGAGAAATAGCGAACTTCATTAATAATTAGGTATGAGCAAAGAACAATTTATTCGCATTAACAAAGATGGTAATAAGTATTACTACTCTGATCGTGCGATGACAATCCTACATCGTGAAGATGGTCCTGCATTTGAATATACCGATGGTGGTAAAGAGTGGTATATTAACGGAGAGTTTCATCGTGAAGATGGCCCTGCTGTTGAATATGCCGATGGTGATAAAGCTTGGTACATTAATGGTGAGCATCATCGTGAGGATGGCCCTGCTGTTGAATATGCTGATGGGTATAAGGCTTGGTACATCAATGGCGAGCGTCATCGTGAAGATGGCCCTGCTATTGAATATACCGATGGCGGTAAAGAGTGGTTCATTAATGACGCGCATCATCGTGAGGACGGTCCCGCGATTGAATCTGCTAGTGGTTATAAAGAGTGGTTCATTAATGGCAAGCGTCTTACAGAAGAGGCATTCAACGCTCGCATGAATCCAGTAGAGCTTACGCTCGACGAGATCGCAGCCAAGT